GTCCTGGACATCCGGGCCAAGTCCCGCCGTCTCAAGGCCGACGGCAAGCTGGGTTTGATCATCATCGATTACCTCCAGCTCATGCAGGGGCGGGCGGAGCTCTCCAGCCGGGAGCAGCAGATCTCCGAGATCTCCCGCTCCCTGAAGGGCCTGGCCAAGGAGCTCCAGGTGCCGGTGATCGCCCTGTCCCAGCTCAGCCGGGAGCCCGAGAAGCGGGAACGGAAGCGCCCCCAACTGTCAGACTTGCGGGAATCAGGCGCCATCGAACAGGACGCTGATGTCGTCATGTTTATCTATCGGGACGAGGTTTATCGCAAGGATTCGCCGGACAACCAGGGGATCGCCGAGGTCATCATGGGTAAGCAGCGCAACGGCCCCATTGGCACGGTGACGATGCACTTTGAGGCCAAGTTCACCCGTTTCGATGACCTGGAGAGGGACGCAGCCCCGGTTTATTAACCAAGCTGGGATAGCCCGGGGTGCTGAGACGCTTCGGAGTCAAAGGGGTTTTTTTATTTTTTGACGAGGCAAATGCAGAAACCGTGACAGATGCGGCAAGCGTGCCACTGAAAATTATTAGAGGTGGTAAAGGAATATTGAGAAGACTGGCGAAGCCGGGCCAGGGGGAAAGGAGGGGTTTTATGGGTCAGGTAGCTTATGAGACATTGATGCGGCCGAGAGATGCGGCCCGGCGGTTGGCAGTGAGCCGGTCCACGATTTACCGATGGTTCTGGGAAGGTAAGTTGAAGGGGGTGAAAATAACCGGGGGCACGGTGCGCATTTTGGAAAGCGCCGTGGAACAGATACTGGCCGGAGGCGATGGAAACGGCGGAAAAAGGCAGGGGCGCGCAGGTTAAAAACCTGTCCCACTAAGGAATACGGAAAGCGGAGGTTGGAATGAAGCTTTATCAACACAAGGCTATGTGGGCGGCGGTTCTGTTGGCGGCGCTGCTCTTGGGGGGCTGCGCCGGCAATCAGGGGAGCAAGGCCGACCCGATGGCGACAGTAGTCCAGGTGGCGGCCACGGCCCCGGGCCTGGCCCATCAATTGGATAACGTCTATGCCTATCTCGTGACGCAGAAGGCCGTGCCCGACCATCTCGATGCAGCCACCAAGGCCCTGGCGGCCCTGGACGCTATCGCCCCGATGGTGCAGCAGGGGGCCGAGGCCCTCCAGGGCGACAACATCAATTGGGTCCAATTCGTTTTGCAAGCAGCCATTGTCACGGCGCAGGTCATCGGCTACATAGCGCCGCTGCTGTAGGGGTTGAGGGCGGCGGCCGGGATTCAGTAAAGCGCTGGCAGGGTGTCGCTTGGCGTGGCGGTGCGGGGCTAAGGCAAAGCATGGTCTTGCGCTGGTATAGGAATGACCGGGCTCCCGGGGTCACGGCGGGCGGGTAGGGCGGCAGGGGCGGCGGGGCCCGAGCCCTGAGGCCGAGGGGCCGTCACAGGGAGTATTGGGGGTTTAACATGGGTTGGAAAGGCATCGTCGGCCGAAACTTTACTCCCGAGCAATTCCGGGAGTATGTCGGCGGACTCAGGTGGGATCGTTGGCAGCCGGAGTTCATCGTTTTGCATCACACCGCCGTTCCTTCCCTGGCGCAACGGCCCCACGGATTTAATCAGGGCAGTATGTCGGGGCTGGAGAGATATTACCGGAATGAAATGGGATGGTCGGCCGGGCCCCACCTGTTTGTTGACGACCAGCCCGCCGGTATCTGGGTGTTTACGCCGCTGACCACTCCCGGGGTCCACGCCAAGAGCTTTAACAGCCGGTCCCTGGGGCTGGAGATGCTGGGCAATTACGACGTGGAAGGTTTCGACTCGGGCCGCGGCGCCCTGGTCCGTGACCAGGCCGTGGCCGCCATTGCCATCCTGAGTGCGGCCTTGGAGATTGACCCGGACAGCATGATGTGCCACCGGGACGAACCCAGCACGTCAAAGACCTGCCCCGGTAATCACGTGGATGCGGAAGACTTCATTGCCCGAGTGAAGGCTTTCAGTTTTTGACCCTGAAAGCCCTGGGGGGAGACGAAGCATGACCGAAAAATGGTACCAATCCAAGACGGTCTGGGCGGGCGCCGGGCAGATTTTGGCCGGGGTGTCCGGTTATTGCAGCGGCCAGATGGACCCGACCGGAGCGGCCGCCCTGGTTCTTTCCGGGGTGTACCAGATCATTCAGCGCGTGATGGCCTTAAAGAAAGCTGGCCAGGCCACGCCGGGCCCCTTTCCCGGGGTTGACGCCGGCGGCCCGGGCGCGGCGGGAGCGTGATGGAAAATCACGATGCCGAGACGGACCTACGGGTCCTTATTGTAGAGATCAAAGGCAAGCTTGACCTGGCGATTGAGGGCAAGGGCCATCTGAAAGAATTGCTCGGGCTTTACCAGCAATCCCAGGATGCCCTGAACAACGAGCTGAAAAAGCGCCTTTTAAAGCAGGAAAATTGCCCCTGTCAGGTGCGCCGGGACCCGACGCACGAGTGTCCTTTAATCAGTATACAAAAACTTCTGGCTAAATATGTGGGCATCGGCATCGGCATTACCTTTGTCTTCCAAATCGCTTTGCAAATAGGACTTCACTTATTCTTTCGGCGGTGAAATTCATGGCCCATGAAGATCTGGTCAAGAAGGGATTGCTTATCCACAAAATCCGGGAAACCCGAGACCGCCTGGCCCTCCTGCGAGATTCCCTGGTCGAGGCCTTGGATAAATTCGAGCCCCTGCATGAGTTAGACGGGGATAAAATCACCTCTCTCGCCTTGGATTTTGCGGCCTTGCAAGTCGACTATCAAAACCTCCTGGCCACCGAAAAGGCCCTACAAAAGGCCCTGGGGAAATAGCTATGGGGCAGGAATATTCGATGGTCATCCGCGGCAAGGCAAAAGAACTTTACACCGCAGATGGTTTGACCTTCGAACAGGTAGCGGCGGAATTAGCCGAGCTTTTTCCAGGCGAAGCTCCTTCTCTCACCCAGATAAAGCGCTGGGCCAAGGATGAAAGTTGGAGGGATCGGCGGGTCAAATTACGCCAGGATGTGATGGAGCTGCAAGAGGGCTCCCTCGAGGCCAAAAAGCTCCTGCTCAACAAATGCCTGGCTAAACTCAGGAGTCTGGATGAGGGCAACCAAGAGATCGCCGACCAAACATTATTCGGCATGGTGCGCGTCGTCAATGTCGTCAGCCCCAAGGAAAGCGCCCGGCGTCCGGAGGAAACCCTGGCCCCGGATATCGACCGGCCGGCCTTGTTTTTAGAGGACATGCAATTCATTGCCAATATTTTGAAAGAAGTGGACCCCGAGGGCCTCAAGGTCTTCGCCCGGAGTTTTGATCTGATCGTCCAACGCTTTAAGAGAGGCCATGCGCAGACGGCCTAAAATCAGCGAATACCGCTTCGACCAGTTCGCCGAGGATCTCAAGAGCTGGATACAGGAATCGGTCTCGCCCTTCGAGAACGACACGCCGGAGAAGCAGCAGGCCCGGATAGAGCGGGCCCGGCATGACAAGTTGTATTTCATGGAGATCTATCTGCCGCATTATTTCACCAAGCCGTTTGGAGACTTCCATCAGGAATGGGCGGACCTGGCGGACCTGAAGGATGAGGTGGTGCTGGCCGCCGCCCCTCGGGAGTTTGCCAAATCCACCTTTTTCACCTTCGGGGATAATCTCCACGATATTTGTTTTGAACTGCGCCATTTCATCATCGTCCTGTCCGACACCAATGACCAGGCCACCACCTTCACCCTGGCCATCGCAATGGAGCTGGAGGACAACCCGCGGTTGAGGCACGACTTCGGCAAGCTGCTGGGGCCGGCCTGGGGCAAGGGCAGCTTCATCACCAGCAACGGCATCTGGGTCCTGGCCCGGGGCAAGCAGGACAAGATCCGGGGCCTGCGCAACCGGCAGTACCGGCCGGACAAGGTAGTGGTGGACGATTTTGAAAACGACATCAACGTCCGCAACCCCAAGATCGTGGCGGTTGGCATAGATTTTCTGCAAGGCACGGTTATCGGGTCGATGGGCGAGGGTTACACCTTCCTGATGGTGGGCAATCTGTTTCACCCCAAAAGCGTCCTGTCCCAACTGATCGCCATGAAGGATGAGGAGACGGGAGAGCCGCTTTATATCTCCCGGATTTACCAGGCCATCATCGACGAGGGCACCGCGCAGGAGTGGTCCTTATGGCCGGAACACTGGTCTCTGGCGCGCCTGAAGGCCAAGCGCAAGAAGATGGGGATGGTCAATTTCAATCGGGAGATGATGAACCTCTGCGGCGCCGAAGACAGCCCTTTTCCCGAAAAATGGTTCAAGTTTCATACGGCCGCCGAGATCATCTTGAAGGACCTGACCGTGGGGTCTTTTTGCGATCCCAGCGCCACCCAGGCGGAGGCCAGCGATTTCAAGGCCATCGTGGCGGTGGGTTGGGACCCCAAGGACGGGGTATACCGCTGCCTGCATGCCTATATTCGCCATGCCTCGCCCGGGGGCATGTTAGATGCCTGTTACCGGATCAGTGATGATTACGGCGGTCCGATGGGCATCGAAGAGAATATGCTCAAGGATTTCTTGCACGAGGCCATCCAAAATTACGCCCTGAAGGTGGGCCGGTATATCAGTTGGGTGCCGGTAGATCATCGCACCAACAAAGAGGCCCGGATCATCAACACCCTGGCTTACCTGGTGGAGCACGGCAAGATCACCTTCGAGAAGGGCCACAGCGACCAGGACACCCTCCGGGAGCAGTTGGTCTACATCCTCAATAAAAACATCCACGACGACGGCCCCGACGCCCTGGAAGGGGCGGTGAGCCTGTTGCAGAAATATTGTTTTGTCCCCGCGAATGTGGGGGCCGACCCGGACTTTGACACCTATCGCAGCGGGCGACCGGGGGGGTTCAGGGCGATGTACGGCAGGATGCATTAGCCAAGAGGAGAGAATCATGGCCAAGAAAAAGGACGCCACTGCGGCAGAGCCCGAGGTGGAATGGAGCGGGCGGAAGTTCCGGCACAAGCCGGTGGAGGTGGAGGCGAAGCAGCTTCCCGACGGCACCTGGCAGGTTGATGAGCCCACTACCGTGCCAGGTTATTTTGAGGAGAGATTTTATCAGGACGAGGAATTTCGTCTGAATTTCGAGCCGGTCCCGGACGGGGAACCTGAAGCCGAGAGCGATTCATAAGGTCCGCAGGCGGGGACGCCTGCGCCACTAAAGGTTGATATGGCCCTGAAACTGAAGCAACGCATGAAAGCGGCAGTCACCGCCTTCCGGGAAGGCGTCTGGTATCCCACGGCGACGGGGGGTGTCGATCCCGACGAGGACCAGTGGCGCCGGATCACCGGCAACACCGACCGGGATTTGTCGCCCCTGGCCCAGGAGCGCACCCTCCAGGTGGCCTATTACCTGTTCGAGACCGACCCCCTGGCCCGGCGCATCATCCAGATGAGCCGGGACTACGTGGTGGCCGAAGGGGTGCAGTTCGAGGCTAAAGATGACCGGGTGCAGCAGGTCTTGACCCGTTTTTGGAAAGACCCGGTGAACAACTTCGAATTGTACTTTCCCCAGGAGGTTCTGGAGTTGGGGTTGTGGGGCGAACAGTGCTACCCGGTCTACGTCAACCCGGTGGACGGCTTCGTGCGCAAGGCCTATCTCGACCCGGCCCGCATCGCCCAGGTGCACCTGGACCCGGACAACGCCCGGGTGGTGCGCACCATCCAGTTGCACGGCCTTGGGGAGGCGTCGATGAGCAAGACCCTGGCGGCGGTGTCGCCGGACCTCAACGCCTACGGCCAGACCTACGGTTTTCAAACCGGCGAGGCCTTCTATTTCCGGGTGAACAACGTCACCACGGCCTCGAGGGGCCGGAGCGACCTGGTGGCCCTGGCCGACTACCTGGATATGTACAACCAGTTTCTCTTCAACCGGGGCGAACGGGCCGCCTTCGGCAACGCCTGGATCTGGGACGTGCTCCTCAAGGGCATGAAGGAAGGCGAGATCAAAGATTTTTTGCAGAAACACCCGCCGCCCAAGCCCGGCTCCATCCGGGCCCACAACGAGAACGTGGAGTGGACCTGCGTGGCTCCGGACCTGAAGGCCTATGACGCCAGCATTGATGCCCGGATGCTCAAGAACTACATCCTGGGCGGCGCCGGCTTCCCGGAGCACTTCTTCGCCGAGGGCGGCGGGACCAACCGGGCCACGGCGGCGGAAATGGGTGAGCCGGTGGTGAAGCACCTCACCTCCCGCCAGTGTCAGGTCAAGGCCATGCTGGCGGCGCAGTTCGAATTCGCCATCGACCAGGCGCAGATGCGGCGAGTGCTGCCCGCCGGGATTAATCGGGAATACGACCTCTTCTTCCCGGAGATCTCCACCAAGGACCTGCAGAAAATCGGCACGGTGATGGTACAGGCGGCCCAGGCCCTGATGATCGCCGATAGTCAGGGGTGGGTGACCCCGGAGACCGCGGCCCGGGCCTTCTGTCAGATCGCCTCCATGCTGGGGCCGGACCTGGAAGTGGCGGAGGATATTCAAGGGGTTGAAGCGCAGGCTGGAAAGCCTTTGCCACCTGAGACCCAGAAGCAGCGCCAGGAGTTGAGACGGATTAAATGAGCGGTCTGGCGGCAGAGCAGGCGAGGCGGCGCTACCGGGAAATACTGGCGGCAGTGGATCACCTGGACGACTCAGGAGCGGCCCATGCCCTGAAGCTCCTGGGCGAACTGCGGAGATCGGAGGAGCGTCGTGTAGGGAA